CAGGTAGGGGTGGGGGGGGTGGGGGTACAGGGCCAGACGACCCCCCGTGTACTGTTACGTTAGCCCCGCAAACAATTTTTTTTCTTACGAAGATCTCACCCTCTTCCCACTTGGTTTCTTCGGGATCTTCGGCATCTTCGGGATCTTCGATAAACAATTTTTATTTTTTTATAAAACTACGCTACACTTTCTTCAGCGTCTGACGTGATGCGCACGTAGCGACCGAGAGGAAGCTGAAGGTGAATAGGGTTATGTCTCCGGCTGGCATTCACCGTATATATAAGGCAATACCGTCCTTGCGGACGCTCCGCCTCGGCACACAGGCTCCACGGTTGTTGGAGATCGCGGCCTCCCGGCAGGATAATCCTGCACGCTAACTTTTATGAATGACTCGCCAAACCCTGCATTAGACTTGTGTCGCACCTGTTTCTGGTCGGCAGACGTGACTCGCTTGACCAACAACATCTGGTGTGCGCATAAGGTTTGGCATGGCTGGCTCACCGAACAACCTTCGTGCGACGGTGAGGGCTACGAGAAAGAGACACGAGTAAGGAGTGGTAGTGGAGGCCTTTAGATCGATTCCATTTGAACCTCGGGAGTTAAAGGCAACGCCCGACATCCTCGAGCGTATCTACAACGCCTCGAAGTTAGGGATTAAGGGTGATGCCTTGGCGTTCGCCGCTGGCCTCCTGCCTATCGAGCTACGTCGTCTTCTAGCGCTTGACCAGGCTGCCTCTATCGCAGAGGCTAAGGGTCGTGCGGACAGTGAAGTCGAAGCGGCCGCCGTGGTGCGCGATGCGGCTATGGGTGGCGATAGCAAGGCGGCTATGGCGCTGCTTACCCATTTGCATGAGTGGCAGCCGAAGCAGCAGATCAGCATTGATATCAAATCGCAGATCAGCATCACGGCTGCGCTGCAAGAAGCGGAGTCTCGCGTCATCGAGGGCAGAGTATTGTCGGATGACCGGCCTGCACTAGAATACGCCCAGAAGCCTTTGCAGGCGTTGGAGGTCATTCATGCCGCCGCAGAATAACCGTCTCGCTCCCCCGCTCCAGAACTCTTTGGCGTACTCCGTTCCTGTGCCGCTAAAGCCAGGGATGCTGCGTCCTGCGCCCACTCGGTTTGTACCAATGCGGGAACTGGAGAACCTGTCTATCGGTTACGGGCGGGGTGCGCGACAAGCCCTAGAAGGCACCGCCCAGATGCTGACGCAACCCGTAGCGACCGCGCAGGCGCTCATAGAGGCTGCTCGTCAGTTAGGCACCGACCCTCGTATTGTCTTGGATATGCTCCGTGCTGCTCGCCAGAAAGCCATGTCCGGCTCGCTTGGTCTTGGCGAACTGATCGGCGAAAATGTAACGCCGAGTGTGAAAGGGCGTGCGCCTAAAATGCGTATTGACGCGTCACGTAAAGTTCCAGAACCAGTGTTTGGCAGCACCAGCATAGGCCAAGGAAGCGAACTTTTTGAAAGCGATGTGTTAGCTCCGGCTCGTCAAGCATTGTTTCAAGGTAATTCAAGAGTAGTAACCTTAAAAGACGGCACTAAGGCGCATTTAGTGCGTTTTGGCGACCAAGACAACGCGGAAGGCCGTTTGATTGCTTTTGACGAAAAAGGCAAGTTTTTGGGCGAAATGGATTTCGCTATCAAAGGACCGTATTTACAAGAAGACAAGTTTACGCCGAACATTTTTATTAACAAAGAAGCGCAGAGAAAAGGATTGGGCACTGCAATGTATGATCTTGCCGCAGAATTGAACGCTTCTATTCCTCCGGCAGAATCCACAAGTTCAGTTAGAACAGAAGCTGGCGCTGCTTTCAGAAAGGCGTGGCGTAAAAAGTAATGCAACTGCCGATCTATAGCCCCGAAGACGAGCAACTACTCATGTCCAAGGTCTGGGCACCCCAGATCAAGGACGACCCGGAAGCCTTTGTCCTGCTCGTATTCCCTTGGGGTAAGCAAGGTACGCCCTTGGAACACTTTAAGGGGCCGAGGAAATGGCAGCGTGGGGTGCTGCGGCATATCGCCTCCCACATTGCCAAGAACAAGCAGACGACCGCCTACGAAGTCCTGCGCATGGCTACGGCCTCGGGACGCGGTATCGGTAAGTCCGCGCTTGTCTCTTGGCTCATCCTGTGGATGCTTTCCACCCGGATCGGCTCTACGACGATTGTGTCGGCGAACTCCGAAGCGCAGTTGCGCTCAGTCACTTGGGCCGAAATCACCAAGTGGGCGGCGCTCCTAATCAATTCGCATTGGTTTGAGTTATCGGCGACCCGCGTGATGCCCGCTAAATGGCTCGCTGAACTTGTTGAGCGCGACCTTAAAAAAGGCACCCGTTACTGGGCGGTCGAAGGTCGGCTCTGGTCGGAAGAAAACCCCGACTCCTACGCTGGCGTACACAATCACGACGGCGTGATGGTGATATTCGATGAAGCCTCTGGTATACCGGATGCCATCTGGTCGGTCACGGCGGGCTTCTTTACCGAAAACACGCCGAACCGATTCTGGTGCGCGTTCAGTAACCCGCGACGTAACGAAGGCTACTTCTTTGAGGCATTCCATGCGAAAAGAAACTTCTGGGCCACGCAGAACATCGACGCCCGCGAAGTCGAAGACACGGACAAAGCCGTCTACGAGCAAATCATCGCCGAATATGGCGCGGAGTCCTCGCAAGCCAAAATCGAAGTCTACGGACAGTTCCCCTCCGACGGAGACGATCAGTTCATTTCGCCATCCTTGGTGGATGAAGCCGCTACCCGAGGGCGTTACAAGGACGAGCTTGCGCCACGCGTTATCGGCGTCGATCCGGCCCGCTCCGGTGCTGACTCCACGGTCATCGTGGTTCGACAAGGCCGCGACCTGGTGGCAATCCGTCGTTACCAAGGTGAAGACACGATGGCAACGGTTGGTCGCGTCATTGACGCCATCGAAGAGTTTCAACCGGCGCTGGTGGTCTTAGACGAAGGTGGCCTCGGGTACGGCATCCTTGACCGCCTAAAAGAGCAGCGGTATAAGGTCGTTCGGGGCGTGAATTTTAGTTGGAAGTCGAAGACCCCGGCGATGTACGCCAACAAACGCGCCGAACTCTGGGGTTCGATGCGCGAGTGGCTGCAAACGGCGTCGATACCTGCCGACCGACAACTGAAAGCCGACCTCACAGGGCCACACCAGAAACCGAATTCGTCGGGGTCGATCCAGTTGGAAGCCAAGAAAGACATGAAAGCACGCGGCCTTGCTTCCCCAGATGCCGCTGACGCCTTGGCTTGTACGTTCGCTTACCCCGTGGCAAGCCGCGAATACCGCGAGAAACCGCGCCGCATTACGGCGTATGACGGCGGTAACGCCATGCACAACTCGTGGTTGGGCGCGTAATGGCGCGTAAATCGGTCAGTTTGTCGGTGGGCAGAGGCGAAAAGCAGTCGGTGAAAGCCGGTGCGGGCCTCACCGCCAAGGGTCGCGCCAAGTACAATCGCGCTACGGGTAGTAAACTTAAAGCCCCGGCGCCCAATCCCAAGACCAAAGCGGATGCGGGGCGTAAAAAGTCATTCTGTGCGCGTATGGGTCCGATTGCGGCTAAAAGCCCCAAGGGAAGCCGTGCGCGTGCCTCACTTCGACGGTGGAAATGCTAATGAGTAGTCACAAAAAAGGTTTGTACGACAACATCAATGCTAAACGGCGTAGAATTGCAGCCGGAAGCGGCGAAAAGATGCGTAAACCCGGCGCAAAAGGCGCCCCAACGGCTAAAGCGTTCCGTGAATCAGCCAAAACGGCCAAGAAACCGGCCAAAAAGGGGAAGTAATCATGGCAAAGTTTGAATATGCGGGCGTGATGCCGGGGTCGATGAAGGTCGGCGACATCATTCAGAACACCCGCGCGATGCAGAAGCCCTCGCGCTTGGCGCGTAGCCCGATGGGGATGCGCAAGATGAAGATGCAGCCCGATGCGGTTCGCACGACGGTGGATTTTCGCCCGACGCCGATGAAAACGAGGATGCGCTAGTGCCGCTCGTTAAGTCCGCGTCCAAAGGCGCATTTCGCAAGAACATCAAGGCCGAAGTAAAGTCGGGCAAGCCCGTCAAGCAGGCCGTGGCGATTGCGTATTCCGTCAAGCGTAAGGCCCAAGGCAAGAAGCGCAAATAACATGGCTCAAGACCCGACAGGCATCAAAGGGGCGGCGCAGGTCGCCAACTCCCCGCAGTCGCGTAAAACCCGCGATGCGGCAGACATCCTTGCGCGGATGCGCGACCGTCTGCAACAGTCCCTGTCGGCGTACAGCGAGTCACGCGATAGCGAACTCGATGACCTGCGCTTTATGGCGGGTTCGCCCGATAACCGCTGGCAGTGGCCGCAGGAAGTCCTAGCCACCCGTGGCGCAGTGCAAGGGCAGACGATCAACGCTCGGCCCTGCCTTACCATCAACAAACTCCCGCAGCACGTCCGGCAGGTCACGAACGATCAGCGCCAGAATCGTCCTGCGGGCAAGGTCATTCCGGTTGACGACAAAGCGGACATCGAAGTCGCCGAAGTGTTCGACGGTATGGTGCGCCATATCGAGTACATCTCGGACGCCGATGTGGCCTACGACACCGCTTGCGATAACCAGGTTACTTTCGGCGAAGGCTACGTGCGTATCCTCACCGAATACTGCGACGACGATACGTTCGACCAAGACATCCGTATCTGCCGTATTCGCAACAGTTTCAGCGTCTACATGGACCCGCATATCCAAGATCCTTGCGGATCTGACGCCGAATATTGCTTTATCACGGAAGATATGCCGAAGGACGAGTTCGAACGGCTGTTTCCGAACGCCGAACCGATCTCGTCCATCAGCACCCGTGGCGTCGGCGATGAGCAACTCTCGCAGTGGATACGCGAAGATTCTGTTCGGATCGCCGAATACTTCTACGCCTACTACGACAGCGTAAAGCTGCACCTCTATCCGGGTAACGTCACGGCCTACGGCGGTTCGCCCGAAGCGAAGCAGATGGAGATGATGGGCCTTAAGCCCATGCGCTCCCGCGACGTAGAAGTGCGCCGTATTAAATGGATGAAGACCAACGGCTACGAAGTCCTCGAAGAGCAGGACTGGCCGGGTAAGTGGATTCCGGTGGTGCGCGTCGTCGGTAACGAGTTTGAGGTCGATGGGCGCCTCTACATCTCGGGCCTTGTGCGTAACGCCAAGGACGCCCAGCGGATGTACAACTACTGGGTATCGCAGGAAGCCGAAATGCTTGCCTTGGCCCCGAAAGCGCCGTTTATCGGCTACGGCGGTCAGTTTGAGGGTTACGAACACCAGTGGAAGACCGCCAATACGAGCAACTGGCCGTATTTGGAGGTCAACCCGGATGTGACCGACGCGCAGGGCGGCGTATTGCCGTTGCCGCAGCGTGCTGCTCCGCCCCTGCCCCAAACTGGCTTGATTCAAGCCAAAATGGGCGCATCGGACGATATTAAGGCAACAACGGGTCAATACGATTCTAGCCTCGGCGCCACGTCTAACGAGCGCTCGGGACGAGCAATCTTGGCGCGTGAACGGCAAGGCGACACAGGGACATACCATTACGTCGATAACCTGGCTCGCGCCATTCGCTACGTCACGCGTCAACTCGTTGACTTGATCCCGAAGATTTACGATACCCAGCGTATCGCTCGAATCATCGGCATGGACGGCAAGACCGATACGGTCAAGATTGACCCGATGCAGCCGGAACCCGTTCGCAAGATCGTGGACGAAGCCGGTATCGTCATCCAAAAGATCTACAACCCGTCGGTCGGTAAGTACGATGTCGCGGTCACGACCGGCCCGTCGTACTACACCAAGCGCCAAGAAGCGATGGCCGCGATGGGCGAGATCCTGCAAGCAAACCCGCAGTTGTGGGCCGTGGCGGGTGACCTTTTCGTCAAGAACATGGACTGGCCGGGTGCGCAGGAGATTGCCGAGCGTCTCGCCAAGACCATTGATCCGAAGTTGCTTGAAGCATCGGACGAATCGCCCGCGCTACAGGCCGCGCAACAGCAGATCCAAGCGATGTCGGCGGAGATGGAGCAGATGTTTGGAATGCTCCAGAGCGTGCAGCAGTCGATGGAAGCGCGTGAGGTGCAGGTCAAGGAGTTTGAGGCTGAGGTCAAGGCGTACCAAGCCGAAACAGATCGCATCAAGGCGGTGGAATCGGGCCTCAACGAGCAGCAAATCCAAGACATTGTGATGGGCACACTTTCCGGTATGATGTCAAGCGGCGATTTGGTGGCTCCCTCGGTTTCACGTGAAACTCCCATGATGGGAGCGGAAATGCCCCCGATGGGCGGAGAGATGCAATGAAGGCGGCTGACTTCGTAGGTCACTTGTTCTTGGCGAGAGATGTCGCCCACAGCGTACATCTCAATACAAGATCGTATGCCAAGCACAAAGCGCTGAAGTCGTTTTACGACGGCGTGGTGGACTTGGCTGACGACTTTGCCGAAGCCTACCAAGGCCGTCACGGGCTGATTGGCCCGATAACCCTGCAATCTGCAAAGAAGCAGGGAAACATCATTGAGTTTCTGACAGATTCGCTCGCCGACATTGAAGCCAACCGCTACAAAGTTTGCGACGAAAAAGATTCTGCGATACAGAACATCTTGGATGAGATCGTATCGCTGTACCTTTCGACCCTTTACAAGCTCAAATTCCTCGCTTGAGGTATGAATATGGAACTTCTGAATCCCCTTGACGAATACCCGGCCTTCACCGCTTCCTACACGGGAACGGCGGGGTCTACCTCCACATGGAATCCCGGCCCCGAAGGTGTGGTGGTGTGGTCTACGACCGCCGCCTACATCCGTGTGGGCGAAGGCGTGACGGCGACCACCTCGGACACTCCGATCCCGGCGAACACGCCGATTCCGTTCGTGGTGCCGAATGGTACGGGCGCCCCGTGGCGGGTGTCGGCGATTCGCGTGTCCTCTGACGGCGCGGTGTACGCCAAGCCGATTAACCAGAACTAATGACTCGATACTACGGCGTTCCGCTGCGTAATTCTGTCGCCCTTGGATTAGGCGGCATCATTGCGTTAGCGACCGCCGAGGCGACGCCGAACCCAGGGCCGCCGTTTCAAGTAGCGAGCAGCACCAACGTCATCTACAACTGCGATACGATTGTGAAGGACAGCGGCGGCACGGCTTATGTTGTCGTGGATTCCGTCAAAGACAGCGCCGGGGCTACTTACTTCCCGGTTTGAGGTAAACGAACATGGCTAACTTGGAAGTTTTAGCGCTCGATACGGCCGTACCGCAGATCCGCGCCCCCGGCGCCGGCGACGGCTACTCGGTTCCCCGCGATATGACGTTTGCCAGCGGCACGGTTTTGAGCGCACCGACCGTCGACGCAACCAACGTCGAAGTCACGAACGTCAAGGCGAAGGACGGCACGGCGGCGATTGTGATTAGCGATACGTCGGGGAATGTGGGCATTGGCGGGACGGCGGGGGCTGCAAATAAAACTCAAATACTTGGAACATTGCCAACATCTGGCGCGGTTTCTCGCGCTTATGCAAGTACCGCAGATATTCCAAGCAGCACAACAACTGCGGCAATAAATTTTTCGTCGGCGTTTAACACCTCGGCAGCATCATTCACGCTGACCGACATGATTCATTTTAACGCCACGCAGCCGACACTTGGCGCTGGGTCAACGGTAACTAACCTTTATGGCTTTGCTGTTCAAAGCAGCATGGCTCTTGGAACCAACAACTACGGTTTTTACAGCAACATTGCTAGCGGCACGAACCGTTTTAATTT